GCCATTCCGGTAACCAGGTACTCATACCGCTATATAGTTTCCGGAGCCTCGATTGACGGACGTACCACGATAACTCGATTGGTTAAGTACGTCCTCGACAGCTCGAGCGATCGCTTCTGGGTCACCTACACCAGTTTCGATTTTTACGTTAATGGTCGTGGCATATTGACCCAGTGGCCCAGACATTAATGCCGCTTCGTCGGCTGCATTTTGTAAATCTAATAAATCAGCGAAAGCATTAGCTCGAGCTGCGGCTGATTCGGCGTATTCTAATATTGCATCAATCGAGCCGCCCTTGGTACTTATTGGCGCGATATAATCGCCAGGCGTAATACCGCTACCAAGCGAGCCGCTTGTAGGTACCCCCACTTTGCCTAATAGGTTTATATATTCTTGTAATGCTTTGAGTCGTGCATCGTCTGCTGCCTTTTGCGCTGTGGCAACCCGGTCTATCATATTTAACTCTTCGGATTCGCGAAGTTTGGCCAGGGTAGAAGCGGCGTTTGATGTCTTGCTAAGTGAGGCAAGTTTGGCGATTTCGGTAAGTTGGATCTGTACGCGCTCGCTGTAACTTTCCTTAGCTGCTAAATCACCGGCAGCCGTAATAGCGGCGTTGTATTTACCAAAGGCGATCTGGCGAGCGTTCTCCTTATCGCCTTCGGCCATCTTTGATTTATCGATGGCGTTTAATTCATTTAATAGCTGCGTATTAATAGCCAATAATGCCGCATCGCTGATCTGTTTGATTCCAGCCAATTTAGCCAAGTCCGCGTTCTTTTGGAAGTTAGCCAGTTCGCTTATCTTCTTTAATGCCAGTTCGCCGTTTTCATCCTCGATAGCCATAAGCGCCTCAAGGCGTAACAAGGTCTCTTTGTCATAGGTTGCCTTTAATGCCGCCGCAATAGATACCCGGGTCGTATCAAAGACTGCCGCAGCCTTGCTTAGAGCTAACTTATTCTTTTCGGCTAACTGGGCTTTCTTTTGTAATGCGATTAATTCCTTTTGACGTTTTAACGCTTCTTTATCCATTTTGGCTTTTTCGGTGTTAGCCTGAAAGTTCTTAAAGTTTTCAGGTAAACCTTGAGGAAAGCCTCCTTGACGGCCTAATACTTTATCTACATTAGTCCGTAAAGCACCGATAGAGAACCTGCCAAGGTAATTTTTTAATCCTCTGAAAGCATCGTCTAAAACACCTGCGCCAGGGATGCTAGAGAATAGGTTTCCTAATTCTTTAGTTAAGTACGCCGTGTTAGTAATCAGGCCCGAAATTGAATCAGCCGCACCATCTACCTTGCCAATTAATTTATCCATACCGCCGGACGACGTACCCAGTGCAGTTACTAAAGATTGACCTATCTGTTCGCTAGCCTGTTCTGCTGCAATTTTAAGGCGATTGACCGACCCGGCATATGAGTCAGCCGCGTTTTTAGATTGACCTGCGTATTGTGCCGCGATTAGCTTCTCGATTTCGAGATATGACTTACCGGATAATTCGGCGTTGGTTAATCCTAGGTTTAACTGCTTTAGGCCTTTGAGGTTACCTACGTATGCCTGACTTAAGATTTTCGTAGCTGATACCAGATCCATACCCGTACCGGCGCTTATATCCATCGCAGTATTTAGCATCGACTGCGCAATAGTTGTTGATCTGGTTACCTGGGCTAATTGAATAAACGAAGGTTGCAGCACATCGCGATTGACACCGGTGGCTTTTTCCACGGCATCGATGTAGCCCTCTGCCTCAGCGGTTGCAAAGGAGAAGCCTAAGTTACGTAATGCCTGGTCTAAACGCTTTGCCTCGGCTATCTGTTCGCCATATGCAGCTACAGCTTTCTTTGAATAACCTAGTAGGGCAGCGGCGCTAAAGGTTATGCCTAGGGTTCGACCCAAGCCTTTAACGGTTTTACCAAAGGCATTGATTTGCTTCTCACCTTTGGTAAGCGCCTTGCCATTCCACTCGGCAGCGGCGGTAACTAATAGATTAGGTAAATTGGCCATTATGCAGCCAGCCCGAATCGGCCCTGGTTAAAGTTTTCAATCGTTTTCATAATAGCCATCACGACCGCATCTTGGGCTTTACCACGATCCTCTTTCCAAGCTCTAAAAATCATACGGCCACGCTCGGCTTGTTTGTCACCATAAAGCGGCCCCATCCGGCTAATGAAGTGAGCACCAGCGCCGGGATTGTTTGAGCGGCTATTAGGGTCTCCGCCTGGATTCTTACGGCCAGCGGTTTCATAGATTGAACCGGCAGCGGATTTGTTGGCTACATAATACAAAGCTTGCCAGCCGTTGCGATTACGCTTGCTCGGTGCCTGTGAGTAATAGATACCCTTCTTGGCAAGTTCGGCATCGTACAAAGGGAACATACGCAAGCGGCCCTCAGTGTTAAAGGTTCTAAACATAGAATTACGTGCAGTAATTTGTTTACCGCGTGAGCCCTCGGCCCACATATAAAGATTGTCTGGTTGTGGTGAAGGCGCAAAGCCGCGAGCCTTATCCCGAATTGGAATCATAGCTGCGCGGACTTCGGCGTTCATCTCTTTAAGCATTTCGGGATCAACCTTACGAAGCATTTTAACCGTTTCGCGTACGCCTTTTAGAGCGACTGGCATTTTCGGCCTCCTTGGCTTGATCGTTTAATACTTGTACTAACGTGTCGTACATCGTTCTATCGAGATCCAATATCGCCTGTGGCGCGACCCCGAGCCGTATAGATAACTGGGCTATCTGGTAGGTCCGGGAATCGCGCCCTAGCTTAAAGGTTGCTCATCGTATAAAACGTTCACCTCTTTTAACGTATCGAGGAACTCAACGCCGAAAATCTTTACCGTCTCGCCGGTTGCCTTGAGACATTCCCAAGCCAGGTAGTAGAGATCGCCCTGCTTTTCATCCTCACGAAAGGCTTTATGAAAACCCTTCTTTGTATGTAGCTCGAACAGGTACTCAATACGCGGCGTAATGTCGTGCTCACTAACCTCGCCTGTAGCCCTTGTTATTTTGAGTCTGTACATAGTGTGCCCCTTGTCTAGTTGGTTATACGGTTGTGTCTACAACGATTGGAGAGTTGCAGGTAAAAGTGATCGACTGGGTACTAATGTCCCCGACGGCTCCATTAATGTCTGTGGTGTTGTTTACCAGCACCGTAGTTTGGTACTCGGGATTGGTTGCCGAGATAGTTGCGCTTGTCTGCTTTAGCGTTAGAGGTACAGTCGTTCCCCAAGCACCTTGCAAAGTCTGCAAAACTTCTGAAGTCGCTGTGTCATTCAGAAAGTCCAGAGTTACGGTTGAGGTCTCCAGGCCCTTAGTAAAACGTCTGGCAGAATCGCCCATCGCTGTTACTTCCAGCTCCTCGAATACGCGGTTAATTGTTGCGCTTGTTACGTGATCGGAAAGGTCTACCGAGTTAAGGGTTACGACCACTCCATTTGATAAGAATATAGCCATTAGCCTATTCCTCGCTTTCGGTTGTAGTTGGTGTTGGTTCGGACTTTACTTTTGCTACTTTGACTGGAGCAGGCTCGTCTACGATCTGCCCAATCTTTCGCAAAAACTTTAGGTCATCCTCTGTATATGGCATATGTCAGCTCCAGCTCGTGAGTATTGAGATATTAAAATCGGCAGTTAGCAACGTTCCACTTTGTACCTCAAGTACTGATGGAGCCGACATACTGCCAATATTCATAACGATATTCGATGCAGCCAATTTATTAAACACAGCTACTGCCAGCGTTTCGATACCGTTCAGGTTGCCCTGGTTGTCCAGCATTGGCACCGTCATAATGATCTTCAGGTTCGCTAATGGAGCGATAGCGGCGTACGTGTTATTACTTGGCGTAATGTAATTATCCGCCGGGGCCACGATGACCGAGTTGGCTGTGATCGTTGGCGGAGGAAAAGCAAAAGTATTCCAAGAGTTAGGGTTAGCCAGAGCGGCGGCTACCGTAGCTCGTAAGGTTGTAATCGGCGCTGGCATCTGCTATCCGATCATACTGTTTGGATTTTGGTAACCGGCAATGAGGCCTCTGATCTTGCCGATCATTGAATTACCCATCCGGTACGGTGAAGGACTAAATCCATCGATTGATACGCCGCCGGTCTGTGATACCTGGCGAGCTTGGAATATGTCCACCGCCAGAATCATAGCGGCCTCGCGTACAGCCGGGGTGGTCGCGTAGCTGTTTGTCTTTGTATCCGCGCCCACGGCAGAGCCATAAGGGAGGACCCGGCTAAAATTAACATTAGCTGCAACCTTGGTAAATTGGATAAAGCTATAACCGGCTGGCCAATTCCAGGCGTAGTTATTCCAAACGATCGACGGGATTAAATTAGTAGTACCGGCGCTCCAAGGCATCGTTCCCGTGATTGTGTACGTGCCGTTAAAGGTTGAGCCGCATCCACTCAAGGTTACGGATTGGCCGGTTGTAAAGATAGCCGGGTTAGCGATCATTACGGTTGCGACATTATTCTGCAAAGTCGTACCGACAACCGGCGCGGAAGCAAACCATAAAAATTGATTAAGAAGATCCTGGGCAGTCTGGCAGCACGTCTCGACGATATCTGACGAATAAAGGGCATCGATTCCAAGGTTGGCTCTTAGCTCTGCCTCGGTGACATAAGTTGCCGGCACGATAATCTCCTTACTTAAAAAGGCCGGTAGGGCTCAAAGGGCTAAGAGCCCTACCGACTATTAGGGTTGTGGCTTAGATTTTCGCAAACTTGATAATACCGTTAGGCATCTTTGCGATAGTTGCCATAAATCCGTAGATCGCAACCTGTACTTGTAGGTTAGATACTACGTTCACTGACATATAAGCCTGAGGTCCACGATAAACGGTGAACGCCTCAGGAGCCAAGATAATGGCTGAGTTATCATCAACCGCAGTCTGCGCAAAGTTACGATCTACGTACAAATCAAGTCCAAGTACGTTACCGCGAATAGAGCCAGGCCCTACCTGTCCGGCCGCGTTCATTGGTTGAATTGCATTGTAAATTGGTCTCTTTGTGGTATCTGTCGCTGACATCAGTAGCTGCCATTGTGCACCGTTGCCGATGTAGTTCTGAGCGAAGTAACCTGTGTTTTCATAGACAAGCTTTGCAGCCTGTGAGCTGTAAGCGATAACGCCGTCGCTATCAGCTGTAGTAGCTGAAGCGTTAGTACCTGCAGCTAATAGCGCTGTAAGCACTGCGGTATCAATAGAAGTTAAATAAGCGTTCTGAAGTTGGTTAGTAAGTTCCGCATAAAAATTTGGATCTGATCTCTCGAGGAGCTCGACACTTATGGTATTCATTCCGGAATACTTGGATACAGTTCCAGTTAGATATTCTGTAACCATACCTGTATTAGATACGGCTCCAGCTTCGGCCTCTACTGTGACAGTCGGTGCAACGCCTGAACCGCCAC